CATTTTTATAGTAGAAAACTATGACAAAAGAAGAAGTTCTAAAGAAAGTAGAAACCTATTGTAACGAGAAAAGTTACACAAATGAAACTCTGACAGATGGTTTTAAGGACAAGTTCGCAGACCATTTCCTAAAGCTGAATCCAGATGGTGACATCAACGATGAGGCGATAGTCGGAAACCTTGAGTTCGCGCTCAACACTGCCTTTAGCGGTGCAAGTGAGATACTCACAGTCAAGAACAACCTCTTTACCTCGAAAGAAACCGAGTACAAGAACCAGATTGCCGAGTTGACAAAAAAGTTAGGCAAGCAGACTTCTCCCAAAGACCCTCCTGCAATCCCGAAGGAAGTTCAGGACAAGTTGGACGAATGGGAGCAGTTCAAGACAAGGGAGACGAAGAGAGAGAAGTCTAAGTCTATCCTGCAACTTGCCAAGAAAAGTATCCGCGAAGACCTCCATTCATCATTCGATGCTTTTGCAGAGGATTTCGATGCCTCTCTCGAAAAGGAGGACAAGGAACAGGCAGAGAAGCTCGTGTCGCGTTTCCAACTTATTTTCAAGGAAACACTTGGAGACATCAAGCCACTCGCTCCTCGCCAGACTGCACAGGTTGAGAAAGAAATGCTCGAATCTGTGCCAAAGATTGAACTCTAAGTTAAACGATTAAAAGATTATCATTATGATGCCAACAAACATGGGATTCTACTTTGAAACCCAAAAGGAAGTACGTGGTGGTAAGTTCATCTGGTTTGCAGATAGCAACCCTTCTCTCCAGAAGAATCAGTTGCTCGGTGGTGACCTTCTGAATCCAAAGAAGGGTTTTGACCATTTCTATGCAGGTCAGTTGGGTAAGTATGTGCCTGGCGGTGGTCTCTCATCTGAGACAGCAGGTATTACCATTTTCCGCGCGTTCAAGCCTAAAGCTGCCGCATCTAACAGTACAACCATTGTCGTTACTGCGACTGGTTATGAGGATGCTCCAGAGGTAGGTATGATTGTAATGAAAGCCCCTGCATCAGCAAGTGGCACAGGACAGTCAGCAAAGATTACCGCAGTAGTTTACGACAAGGAGAACGAGAAGTTCACCCTTACCGTTGATACTGCTCTCACAGTAACCACATCCGACATTATCGTTGAGGCGACAGGCACGGCGGCTTCGGCTTCTGCAAAGCCTCTCGTAGACAAGGTTAATATGTGGATTGAGAAGGACACAGATTTGATGCCAACCGAGGGCTTCGGCGTAATCAACGGCAAGCATTATCTCTCTGGTGTCAGCGGTTGCGCCGCTTACATTGGTCGTATGCAGCCACTTCCTGCTTACATTCTCAGTCAGAACAAGAGCCTCATTGACGGTGTGTTTGAACTCTAATTTTAACTGCTAAAGAAAAGGAGATTTAGAATTATGGCAAATGCTTATAAATACACTGGAAATGCAGAACAGCTTATCGAGAAGCTGTATCAGAAAGGTCTTCTGAATACTGGTGGCACAGGTTTCCTCCAGAATCTCATTGATGAGAGTATCGTTCTCAAGGCTAACTCTAAGTTCTGGCAGGAACATTTCGACATTGAGGGTAACGAGTACGACATCGACCTCGGAGACCTCTCTAAGAACCCTGCTTGGACTGTCCGTATGAAGCAGAACAGACCTGTTCCTACCGCAGATGCAATGGCACCGTTCTCAGAGGTTGCTCAGTTGGATGGTGAGGGATTCACCGAGAAGACTGGTTCTATCTATCAGTTCGGTAAGGGTCTCTATGAGACATCTCAGTCAAAGCTCGAATTACAGGCTCGTCTTCGCGAACTCAGCGGTACAGACCAGAACCTCTTGACAGGTTACGTTCGTGGTATCGCAGACCTCATCAATACTCACAACTATACCCTTTCTAACCTCGCAGCACAGACTCTTTCTAAGGGTGGTGCTTACAACAACACAGGCATCAAGGGATTCTCTGCTATCAGCGTGAATCAGTCAGCCTATGTTCCTACTGCGAACTTCAAGACCGCAGGTGCAAAGGTTTGGACTGCTTCTGACTGTGATATTCCATCACAGATGCAGAAGATTGAGTACGACTTCAAGGTTGCGAACAACATCGACCAAGACACTCCATTCGTATGGTGTCTCCCATACGACATGATTGTGAACGTCCTGCTCCAGAACGCAGCGTTCCTCAAGGAGGTCAACCGTTACATTCGTCTCTACGCTCCAGACAAGGTAGTTATCGTACAGAGCGGTTCTGCAAACGTAGATACAAGCGTAATCTCTCTTGAGCAGCTTGTGGAGTACTCTCGCTCAAGCATCTCAAAGATTTCACCTATTATGGTGGTTCGTGAGGAGCAGAAGGTACAGAACATCACCACAATCTCTACCGTTAGTGGTTGGCAGTCTGGTGTTGCAGTTCTTCGTCCTCTTGGTAGCAACGGCAAGGCTGGTGTCATCGTACACGCTAAAGTTGCTGATGTAGAGATGATTAAGACAGGTGAGTACAACAACCTCATCAGCGTCAACTCCGCGAAGGCTCTCGGTTTCCTCTATGTAATGAACATGGTTTCACCACAGGGTGTACTCAAGAAGTACCTCACAAAGGTGATAGGTCGCTACGCTCCAGTCTTGAACGAGGCTATGCAGCACGTAGTAGTCGACACCACTACCGCAGACGCATAAAGGTAAAAGATTGTTTAAGGGTGCTATTTTTTGTTATAGGTAAAAAGTAAAGATGACAGTATTAGATTGGCTCAAATATTCGACACGATACACGTTCGATGAAGGGACGTTTTTGAAGATAGCCGCAGACCGAGGTTGCGACCCCGATGCAGGTATCTATGATGCTGAGATTACTCAGAAGCAGAGAGACCTTATGACTGCGGACATTATCTTTGAGGCAGTTCTTCTGAGTCCTTCTAATACTGCTTCTTTATCTCAGTCCCACAATGGCTACCAGAAGTCCGTTGGTCAGGAGGAGGACACCTATCGCAGAGACAAGATAAAGGTAGCCCTTGCAATCTACCGAAAATACGAAGATGAAAAGGCTGAGATGTTGGAAATCTTAGTTCCGAAGATTAAGTTCGTTAAGATAATTGACGTGGATAAGTTATGAGTGAGTGGTTGAGGTCAAGAAACGAAATTTCTGAGTATCCCTACAATGGCACTATAACACGTGTCGTAGAGGGTAGCGGAATGGAGGAGGATACCGAAATGGTGGTATATGAGGGCATGATGGATGAACACATGAACACCTCGGAAGAGGGTAGTGTGTTGCAGACCTCCGCTTATATCATCAGCATCCCTCTTACGAAAGATGAGGAGGATTGCTATATCATTCCGAAGAAAGGAGACAAGATTGAAATCACTGTATTCTGTGACACGTTTACGTTGACGGTGGATAACGCAGAGCCTTCGCAACTTGGAGGTGTAAGCGTATATGCAACAAGAAACAGTTGGTAATATATGGGAAAGTCCAAAGTAATAGGATTCAATGCCGACAAATGGGAGAAAGACCTCATAAAGTATTGGGTAGGGCAACAAAACGCTCGGCTTATTGCTTATGCAAAGGAAAAGATACAGGAAATCGGCAACAGAATCAGTTCCTACCATAGCAGGCATCACATGGATGATACAGGCAATTTGCTTGATAGCCTATGTTGGGGAGTCAGTTACGACGGCAAGCCCATAGCAAGCGGTTTCTATCGCAGTCAGAAAGCGACTCAGGCGGCTCTTATGCACGGATGGAGTTTGGTGGAGTTCCGTGAGGGTTCTGGGAAACAGAAATGGGACTATGAGAATAAAATCAAAAACCCATTTTCCGAAATGCACGCAGGTGAATCCGTATGGGGACACCAGAGAGCAGCGGAATACCTCGAACGCGCAGGTGCTAAGAGTAAAGCAGGTCAATGGAAAGTATTCTTCGCTATACTCGCCCCCTATTGGGGTTATTGGGAGAAAGGATTCAATATGAAACTGCCGAAAGGTGGCACTACTTTCCTCCAATTCAGCGTTATGGCAGAGACCTACGATACCGTCAAGGGTGAACTCAAACCGATGCGAACAAGTCTCCGTGTTCACGTTGATAAGTACGCAAGTAAATCTTTGTACAAACAAGCGAAACGTAATCTTAAAAATGCGTAAGATATGCTGAATGAATCAAGAAACGATTTGAATGACTACTTGTATGGGCTGTTTCATGGAGCGGTATGTAAGAACGTGTACCCGAAAGAAGTCCCTACGGAACTTACACCGAGTGATGTAAGGGATGGTTTTATAGTCCTACGAGCAGGTGGCATTAGCGATATGGGAGAGTTCCGAGACCAGACCTCTGGCACTGTCCGATGCTACGTTGAAGCCTATATTCCTGTCATTTCGAGAGGTCGCTACAATCGCAATCTGTACAAGAGTTACGAGGACTCTATCAACAGCGTTATTGATGAAGAGATAGCCAATCCATCAAGTGACACATATACTATACTTGACGAGGGTATTCTCGCATACGATGACGATGAGCACAGGGACGCGGATAACCGATATATGCTTTTCATCAAGTCATTCTTGGTCTTAATAGACGAGAAAGAAAATTCAAATAATAACAACAACTAAAATAGAAAGGAAATAAATTATGGCAAAGGCAACAACCGTTAAGGCTATCTCCCTCAAGTATGGTGACGTAGCAGCAGCCAGTCCTTCAACCGCCCTCATGGGTGTGCTCAAGGGTCTTGCAGTAGGTCAGGATGAGCCTACAAGTACGGAGATTGAGGCAGAGTTCTATGATGCCCCATTCGACATTTTCTACGATGGCAACCCTGTAACTATGACCTTCGAGCTTGCGAACTACGAGCTTTCTGAGCTTCCTGCTCTCTTCGGTGGCTCAGTGGACTCTACCACAGGTGACTACGAGGGTGCTTCAAGCGCATTCACATCCGAGCACTCTTGGGAGCTTGAGTTCCAGCGCGGTCACAAGTCTCTGTACCTCTATCGTGGTCTCACCGTAGGTACAATCAAGAAGGATGCTGATGGTGCGCTCAACTACAACGTGACTATCACCTCTCTCGTGTACAACGACGGCACTAACGACCACATGTACAAGATTAAGAAACGTGCTGCCGCTGCGCAGAGCCAGAATCCATAGTAAGGCTTAGAAATTCAAGGTTATCGGTTTTTATTTTTCGTGAACGTGGGGATGCGTTTTTGGGGACTCCCCAGAGCGCATCCCCTTTCGCGAATATGCCGAGCCTCTAATATCCTCAATCACACGAAAAATAAAAATGAAAAAAGAAAACAAAGAAGAAGAGAACGAGCTTCGTGACTTTGACTTAGACGCGAAACGTAGTATTCTCGACATAATCAACGACTGCCCATCTTTGGTGAACCTCGGAAAGAAG